CTTCTTGTAACCTTAGCCGGGTCAAGGATACCAGCATCTATCATGTTGACATACTCTTCCTTGTATGCATCAAATCCTGTACCAACTTCAGACTCTCTTACCTTATTGATGATAACAGCACCTTCAAGACCAGCATTGTATGCAATGTGGAATAATGGAGCTTCAAGTGCTTTTAAGATAATCTGGGCACCAATCTTCTCATCTCCACTGAGTGTCTTAACAAGCTCTGCAACCTTCTTAGAAGCATGGATATAAGCAGAACCACCACCTGATACTACACCTTCTTCAACAGCAGCTCTTGTTGCATTAAGAGCATCTTCCATACGAAGCTTAGCTTCCTTCATCTCTGTCTCTGTTGCAGCACCAACTCTGATAACAGCTACACCACCTGCAAGCTTAGCAAGTCTTTCCTGTAACTTCTCTTTATCAAATTCAGAAGTTGTCTCCTCAAGCTGTGCCTTAATCTGTGCAACTCTTGCATCAATATCTTCCTTAGCACCTTCGCCATCAACGATAACTGTATTTTCTTTCTGAACCTTAACAGACTTAGCTCTACCAAGCATATCCATTGTTGTATCCTTAAGTTCAAGTCCAAGTTCCTCAGAAATAACCTGGCCACCTGTAAGAATTGCGATATCCTTAAGCATCTCTTTTCTTCTGTCACCATATCCAGGAGCTTTAACAGCAACAACATTGAATGTTCCTCTTAACTTATTAACAATAAGTGTTGTAAGAGCCTCACCCTCAACATCCTCTGCTATAATAAGAAGTTTAGAACCACTCTGAACAATCTGCTCAAGAACTGGTAAAATTTCCTGAATATTAGAAATCTTCTTATCTGTAATAAGGATATATGGATTATCAAGAACTGCTTCCATCTTATCCATATCTGTAGCCATATATGCTGAAATGTATCCTCTGTCGAACTGCATACCTTCTACAAGATCAAGTTCTGTCTTCATTGTCTTAGATTCCTCGATTGTGATAACACCATCGTTAGAAACCTTCTCCATAGCATCAGCTACCATCTGTCCAACTTCTTCATCACCTGCTGAAATAGCTGCAACCTTAGCAATCTGATCCTTGCCTGTTACCTTTTCGCTCATATGTGCGATAGCTTCAACAGCACAATCAGTAGCCTTCTTCATTCCCTTTCTTAATACGATTGGGTTAGCGCCTGCTGCAAGGTTCTTCATGCCTTCATTAATCATAGCCTGTGCAAGAACAGTAGCTGTTGTTGTACCATCACCTGCAACATCATTAGTCTTAGCTGCTACTTCCTTAACAAGCTGTGCACCCATATTCTCGAATGCATCTTCAAGTTCAATATCCTTAGCAATAGTAACACCATCGTTAGTGATAAGTGGTGCACCATATGACTTATCAAGAACAACGTTACGTCCCTTAGGTCCGATTGTTACTCTTACTGTATTAGCTAACTTATTAACACCTTCCTCTAAAGCCTTTCTAGCTTCAATTCCGTACTTGATTTCCTTTGCCATAATAATAGCCTCCTAAATAAATATACTTCTTATATGTTCAAACCGCCCTCATCTGCAACTGACATTGTCAATTATTCAATGATAGCAAGAATATCAGACTGCTTTACAATGATGAGATTCTCATCTTCATCAAGCTTAACCTCTGTTCCAGAATACTTAGAATAGATAACCTTATCACCAGGCTTAACCTGCATAACAACTTCCTTACCATCAACAACTCCGCCAGGTCCTACAGCAATAACCTCTGCCTGCTGTGGCTTCTCCTTAGCCTGTCCAGGAAGGACGATTCCTGATTTAGTAGTCTCCTCTGCAACTAATGCTTTAATAACAACTCTGTCTCCTAATGGTACTAATTTCATTATATATTCCTCCATTCCGCTGTCTTCACATGAGAGTGAACCCTTCATGGCAGCATTCATTTCCCTGTTAGCACTCATTCTTTTCGAGTGCTAACCACTGCACATAATGTAACACTTCACGCTTTTATTTGTCAACAGCTAATTCAAATATATTATATTTTTTAGATTTTATTAATAATTATTATTTAACACCCATTTTTATTGATTTTCCATAATAAAACAGATACTGCTGTGCAAATCCCCCCAGTTCCCCAAACTGTTCCTTTGCAAAAGCAGCAATCTTATCCTTCGGAGTATCCACACCGTCAAAATACATTGTCTCCATAATTCTTTTAATCCACACATCAACAGGAAATGCTTCTTTCTTTCCAAGTCCGAAAAGGCATACGCAGTTGGCAACCTTCTCTCCGACGCCTTTTATTGCCATAAGTTCCTTAATACACGAATCATAATCCATGCTCTTAAGTTCATTTCTGTCAAACTGACCTGCCATATTTCTTCTTATTGCATCCATAATATAGGGCGCCCTGAATCCCGTCTTTAACTCTTTAAAGTCCTCTTCACTTGCATTGACAAGCTGTTCAAGTGTTGGAAATGTATACATATCTGTTCCGCCATATGTTCCCTTATATGTACCAAACTTTGCAGATATATCGGCTACTATCTTCTTAATATGAGGTATCTGCTTATTCTGCGATATAATGAATGATATAAGAGTTTCAAAAAAATCCTGATTAAGAATCCTCACTCCCCACATGCTTTCAATTGCATCTTTTAACTTATCATCTTTTTCCAGCAGCTTTTTCTTAATTGCCGAATAATCCCTGTCCATATCAAAATAATCTTTCCATACATTTACATATTCATCTTCTTCCGTATCATAGAATGTAACGGTATCGTCCTCCTGTGAAACATGCAGTACATGCCCCTTTGCAGCCAATACATAATCCTCTTCATCAAGCTTTACAAAATGAAAACACTGACCACATTCCAATGTCTGTGCCAAATCGAAATCACATACATTTTTTAATTTATAATCTGACATAAAATTCCTCCATAAATATGCTTTACATTTGCAATTATCTCGTTATACAATCGTATATGATTATAACAGAATTTTCAGGAGACCACACATGAAACATATAAAATATTGGGCGTCTCTTTTAACCGGAGCCGTAATTCTTGCATCCCTATGCGGATGCACATTACCGTTTACGAATGATAACAGCTCTGACAGTTCTACAGAGATTTCATATACAGCATTTGACAATAAAGCAACTGACACAGAAGATATAATTAATTTCATCATAGAAGCAATGTCGGATAACCAGACTTCATGTAACATATTTGTTCCCGACCCTGACCTTATAGATGCCAATGAATGGCTGACAAGAATAAGCGGAATTGAGCAGATAAAATGTGAATACCGCAGAATTAAAGATGGTTATAACCTTGTTGTAACATTTGAATGCTGGGATAATTATGCAATTATAAAAGCTTTTAATTCAGGAAACACTTCCCAGTTAAACAGCCGTCAGGTTGAACTCTATAACAAATACATAGAAGTTCTTGCCGAAGTAACCTCACCTGCAAGAAGCGATTATGAAAATGAACTGGCAATCCACGATTATCTTGTATCACATATAACGTACATTGATAATGGTGGTTCAACTTTTAATGCCTATGACGCTATGATTAATGGTGAGGCTGTATGCAGCGGTTATACAGAAAGTTTCAAAACATTTATGGATATGTTAGGAATCGAGAATTATACAATATCCGGAAAGGCTGGTAATGAACAACATATATGGAATGTTGTTAAGCTTGATAATGACTGGTATCAGGTAGATGTCACATGGGATGACCCGGTAGGCAGCTCACAGGAATATATTGACCACAGTTACTTCAATATATCTGATTCAGATATGGCAATTGATCATACATGGACATCTGATTCCAATGAAACTAATCCAGCTAACGGATATATATATACATATCCTATTCAGGCTAAGCTTCATTCAGCAGGAACACAATATGAACTTGACCGTTATATATTAAGGTGTATTAAAAGCCGTTCCCAGCATATAGAATTCACAACAACTAACGAACTTGATATTAAATCCGCTGTTTCCAATGCCGGTGTACAGCTTTCGTACTCATATAAAACAACCATACGAAACAATTATACAATGTATTCTGTTACATTTTCGTATTAACAGATATTATTACATGTGCAAACAGCCCTGCGGTATCTCACACCACAGGGCTGTTATTTATCATCTTGTATTATTCCTTTTTCCTGGTTCATCTGCTATATAAGAACCATCCTTTATCATAGCTCTTACCAGTGAATCTTTCGCATTCTTCCATGGCTCATCAATATATTTATGGTCAAACTTATTAATAAACCATTCAACATCATCTCTTACCCGCTTCATATTCTCAATATAGAGACTGTTAGTTGTCTTAATAAATTCATCTAACATATCCCCCTTTAAAGAATTAGCTGCCTGCTCAAGCAATATGCCATAATGCTTCGTACAGAATCCCTTACATGCTTTATACTTTTCCCTGAAATCACTATCATGCTTATACATATGAAATATAGTGTCCAGATATCTCTGAAATGTGTTATCAATCCTTTCACATACAAAGCATGTGCCTTCAAGCTGTTCAGTATACGTTGTCACAGCCGGTTTATCTGCTTTCTTAAACATAGACTTTCCTGCCACTTTTCCATCTTGCAGACTTTCAATATCATTAATCACCCTGTCAAGATGTGTCTTCATGACAAGTGCAAAGCCAAGTCTGTTCTCACAGTCATACACTTTCTTTAAATGTTTCTGACAGAAACCCTTTTTATCAGTCACAGCCCTTATATCATCTTCCATATAACTAGGTCCCATTGTATAGCTTACTGCATCATCCTCCAGTGCCTTATACATTGAACAAATCGGACATTCACAGTCTGATGAAAATGCATCATTAACAGGTATAGTATATATCTTCTCTTTCATAAGTACTCCTTTAATCCGTCTTTTATAAATGTATTCTATCATAATATTTTATTAATATCATTCTATTTATTATTTTTTAAATTCCGGGTTATATGCATAGAAGTTCTTAGAATCCAGCTTGCTCTGTATAATCGACATAGCTTCTCCGAATCTCTGAAAATGCACAACTTCTCTTTCTCTTAAAAACTTCAGCGGTTCATACACATCCGGATCATCACGGCAGAGTCTTAACAGATTATCATAAGTACTCCTTGCTTTCTGCTCGGCTGCCATATCCTCTGCAATATCAGTTATTGCATCCCCCTTTGACTGGAATTCAATTGCGCAGAAAGGTACACCTCCTGCAGCCTGCGGCCATACTCCAACCGTATGATCAACATAATATGCCTCAAACGGAGTTCCTTTTATCTGTTCCATTGTAAGATTTCTTGTAAGCTGATGAACCATTGTACTGACCATTTCAAGATGGCCAAGTTCTTCCGTGCCTATATCAGTCAGCAATCCGGCAACCTCCCTGTATGGCATGGAATATCTCTGTGAAAGGTATCTCATTGATGCTCCAAGCTCACCATCTGGTCCACCATACTTCATTAAGGTATATCTTCCTATTAATATATGCACATATTAATATTCATTCTATCCTTGTGCTCTTTTTAATAAAGCATCCTGTAATACCTTGGAAAAATTAATATTATTCTTTTCCCCATAAGCATTCAGCCATGCTGGTATTGTTATATTCTTTCTTACTGCTTTATCTCCATACTTTTCAGAATAAGAGTCCATATCCAGTACAAGCATATTAATAAAGCTGTTGTCATCATCCAGCTTTATATCTTCCCGTAACGATGGCTCAGGTATATTATTACCATTCTCTAATTCATCAAGTACCCAACCACTTGCAGCATCGATTCCCATTTCAATTGCTTCTGCTAAATCATCACCTTCTGTCACGCAGCCTTTAAGATCTGGAACTTCTACTGTATAACCACCTTCGTTCTGTTCGCACGGTGTAAATACTGCAGGATATACTAATTTCATAATCATCAACCTTCTTTCCGTCTATATATTATTATATACCACAACCTACATAAGCTATGCAGGACTATTTAAGTCCTGCCTGCTTAAGTATCGAGTTCGCTGTCTTTATATCGACATCTCCCTTGTGGTTTGGTATCGTAACTTTTCCAGTTTTAGTTGGATGCTTATATTGCATATGCGAACCAACTTGTTTTACGAAATACCAACCGTCGTTTTTTATAAGCTTATCAAGCTCTCTGACAGTCATTAGCTTTTCTCCTTCCTTGGTATCTCATCTATAATTATATTATACACATTATACGCATTTTGTCAATACTTTTTATGCGTATAATGCGTATATTTTATATCTAGTTGATGATTATCATTCACATTTAGAGCAAATAAAAAAGGGGGGCATATCGCAAAAGCAATATGCCCCCTTTCAGCCTTAATTATAAAATTAATTAGGAAGTTTGAGTTCCATGCCAGCATAGAGTGGTGTACTAATATCCATATCGTTAAACTCTGCTAGTTCAAGATATCTTGTACCGTCTCTTAATGCTCTTTCTGCAACCTGCCAGAAACCTTCTCCTGGTTCTACTATTGCATATGCTGTCTTTTCTTCCGTATCCTCTGCCATTTCTTCTGATTCATTTTCTGTTGTATCATCTTCTGGCTCATTATGGTATCCAGTAATACAGTTATCATCAACAAATCCTGTACCATCACCGATAAGATAAGGATGTCTGCTTCCTTCATACACATCTGTAATTACTCCATCTGTGTAATAAGGTGCAGCTCCATCCGTCCAATCGCCTGCTGTGTAGTATATTCTGTTGTAGCATACATGATCTCCTTTGTTGTACATTGTGCCAACATCTTCAATTTCTCTCTCCGGAATAGGCACTTCCGGTTCATAGTCTGGTGCAGCTGTTTCTGTAAGTTTTGCAAAGTTGTCTTCATTTATATAATTATTCATATCAGTCCTTAACGATGAACCGTCAACTGTTCCATCTGAGCAGTACTGCCATATTTCAGCCCATTCTACAGGACAATTATCAGGTCCCCAGATAGCAAGCCACTTCTTGTCTGTAAGCGCTTCCCTGTCAAGTATATTCTCAAACCAATTAAGATTAGCATATGTGCCTACTGTCTCAAAACCAACTGCTTTTAAATCATTCATGACAATCTGACAGAATCTTGTGTAATCTTCTCCATGTTCATAAGGGTTTTTATTATTTCTTACCTTATAACTATCCGCATCTTCCTGATCAATGTAAATGCCTAATTTAGGGTTAAATCCTGCTATCATTCTTAAGATATGTGCTGCTTCGCTGTGTGCTTCATCTTCATTTAATGCATAACTGTAAAGATATACGCCATAAGGCTTGCCTATTCTCTCAAGCTCCTGCATGTTCCTTATAGCCTGCTTGTCATCCTGGCTCTCATAATTAGATCCGTAGCCTACTCTTACTATTGCAAAGTCAATCAATTCCTTGATAACATCCCAATTGAGTGTTCCGTTATTATCACTTACATCTATTCCTACGATACTCATATTATTTATCCTCCTGATTATCAATTGTTGTTTTCTGTTCAACCTGACTCTTTAAATTCTTAACAATAGGCTGCAAGAATGGTGGAAGTGTTACACCGATATCATTGATGTTTTCCAATATGCTTATAATTTCGTTGCAAATCAGCCATATTGCCACAACACAAGCCACAAGAAATGTAAAAGGTAATGTTATACCTACAACTCCTGCAGAATAAGAAAGGAGCTGGTCTACTATTACACCAACTCCTACCAAAAGCCACATACATATTTTCTTTGCAATTCCTTTTATTCCTTTGTAGCTGTCAATTTCCTGCTTCCTGAATTTTGATGCTGCAACACCTGTGAAATAATCTATTAGATTACATGTTACCAGTAATAACACTGGAACTGCTAAGATTCCCAGAGCACTTAATATAATGCTCCACACCGCTGTTACAATCACTTTTAATTTTTCCATAAATCAATATCCTTTCTGTTGCACTGGTGCAACTTTAACTTTTTATTCCTGTCTTTCAGTTATTGCTTTATATACTTCTGCTTCAAATGTTGCAACATCTGCATCGCACGCTTTCTTATTTGCGATATAGCCTTTAACATTAACAACTGTCTTACTTACCGTTGGCTGTCCCTGCTGTGGTATGTTTGCATACATATTAACAACATTTGTCTCGCTTTCATCTACCTTTGCTGTTATAGATGCATTTAATGTTACATTTTTCTGTATTTCCATAATTTACCTCTTTCTACCGCTGTGCGGATTTATTATTGCCCTGTACCCCATCTAACATCATTATTAAATAGTGCCTGTACAGAGTACGTTATTGTCTTTTTTCCATTCTTTGTGCTTCCACCTATTCCCGATAGCGTATGTGCTTCGTTGTCACTAAAATACCATACATATGTCGCCCCTGCTGATAATTCTATTGCATTTGTCGTCTCTAATCTATGTTGATTTTCTGTTACGCAATATCCGTCCAAATACAATCCACATTTTATTGTGCCATAATCACTTGTATCATCTGTCCATATGCTTACATTTGCGATTATTAAACATGGCCCATGGAATGTTCTTATAAATAACGTTGTATTTAAGCTGTTTTCATATGTTGCCCATCTGTAATTCGGCTGATACGTTGTGTAAGGCGTTGAAAAGCATCTGCAATACAAATCTCCTTCGCTTGTTACATAGAATGTCGCTATTCCATTTTTTTGAACTGAATATACCCATGCATTTTCTCTTGTGTTTCCTACAACATAGTCTGGATTTTGTAGATAAGCTGTATACACTTTGTCTGCTGTCTCACAATATATTGCTTTACTATCTACATTCCATTCGCCAAGCTTTGCATTGACAGTTTGAAGATATCCGGTGTTAGAAATTTTTGTACCCGAACTATCCAGAGAAAAAGTATTACCTCTGATATTAACACTCTTGTTGCCACTAATATTAATAGAACCGCCAGCAGTTAAGTTAATATCGTCTGCAATTGCTTCAATGCAGCTCTTTAATGCTCCTGTATCTGTTTTTGCTATATATGCACTCAGGCTTGCCGTTGTTGCATAATTGTTAAATTTAGCATTAACATCTTCTGGTGCCGGTGAATAGTCTGTAGCTTTTGTACCTTTCTCTATTTTTAGCTTATCTGTATCTACATGTGCATAACTAAATCTCATGTACGCCGCGCCTGTTGGAATCGGTAATGAATGTCTTGCAGAAGTATTATTGCCAGCAACACCACTGATAAATTTCTTATTGCTATCGTAGAAGCATGTGGCTGGGGCATTTCCTAGATTAGTCCATCCACTTGCTATATAATGTGTCCACTGTGATACATCAATGTAGTCCGTTAAATCCCAGTAATTCCCACCAGCTGTTATTGTGCCAGTGGCTGTTATATACTTATTAATGGTTGCAGTACTCTTTATGAACCTATTAACTCCACCGATTTGAAGATTATTTATATCGTTTTTAGTTGCATAAGTTCCTGATACTTCAAGCTTAATACTGTTACTTTCCGCACTAACAGCTTGCGTAATCGCGTTATTCATCTGTACAGTTGTAGAGTAATGGTCTGTTATATTGTCCTCTATGGTTTGACACCAATCCTGGGCCGCACTGGCTTTATCATCAACATTATTTATGTTGTCTCCAAGCCGGTCTATTTCTTTTGCGTATTCTGTTTTAGTTACATAGGTTGCTGAAATAGACTGCTTTATTCCACTTAAATCTGCCGTTAATGTTGTTACTCTATTATTAATTTCAGTAACTGTACTATTATCCGCTTTTTTGCTTATGGCTGTCGTGTTACTGTTAACCGTAGCTTTAAGACTTGTAAACGATTGATTCAGCGTTGTGTACTGATTGCTTACTGTTGTTATTTTACCTTCTACAGAAGAGATATTCGCGTCAATATCCTCTGGTGCTGGTGTCCAGTCTGTAGCTATGTTGCCCGATTCTATTTTAATATCCCAGAAGCTTGTAACTTTACTATAACCGTTGATTCTTATTTCACAATTCTGAGTCGCTGATGTATGAACAAATGTCCATGTATATCGTCCCGATGTTTTACCATCTCCACAAAATACTCTGTGAAAATCATCTCCTAATAAACCATGAATCCATATTGTTGCTTTACCAGTTCGATCGCCATGTTCTGTAGCCCATACGGAATCACTAACAGCTTGCAAAGTATATGTCTTACCATTTTCAAGATATACTCTTCCACCAATATACGCATATCCATCTGCTGCATTTGTACTTTTTGCTGGATTGGCTTTAGTCCAACCTGCGGAACCAGTTAACAGGTTTCTTCCACCAATCTGCAGATTATTTACAGCTGTCGTTATATCCTGTTGCCACACTTTAGAACTTATCTGTCCCTGTACTGTAGATAGCTGTGTTCCCTGTGAAGATACTGTATTAGTTACCGTCTGCAATGAGGAATAAAGATTGTTCAGGTCTGTCGCAAGCTGTGGGGCGGATGCTGTAACACTGCCATCTGTCCACTGTATATAGTCTCTCATCCAGTAATATCTTCCTGCAACCCATGAAGGTCTTGTATTACTCCACGAACCACCACTTTGAGTTGTGTTTGAAGTAGACAGATAATATTGCGGAGTAATTGCAGAAACTCCTTTTCCTGTTGCTCCAGTTGCGCCTTTTAAATCTTCCTTAGCCGGACACCAATCCGTTGATTTATTTCCTTTTTCAAGTTTTAAGCCAACAATCTGATATCGTATATTAGTCTGATTTGATTTATTAAGCTGAATATATGTGTATGTCGCTTTAGTATTATCGTCGGCTGGCATATCATTAGCTGTCTGAAATCTAAGTTCAAAAAAATGTGATTTCCCATCGTTTAAAATTTGAACTGCATCCGTTGTAATAATATCTAATGGATTTGCATAACTTTTACCATCTATTGAAAAAGAAATGAAAGTATGCTTTTTCCCATTGTATATAAAAAAATTAATGCATGTTTTACTGAGAATTGTGACATACCCACTCAGAACATATTGAGTAGATGACTCATAACAATTAACAGAATCGATTTTAATGCCAGCATTTACATTAGTTCCTTCGCATATTACTTTGCCATTCTTTATATACTCACTTTTATCAATTTCTGACGCAAATGCTTCAATATAATCATATTTAATCAGATTCCAATTGAAGTTCTTTCCATCAGCGCCTTTAAATTCTCCGGCATTAGCACGATTTATAACACTTTGTGCTTTTGTGTCTGCTGAATTTGCTGTAGAAAGCGCCATACCTGCATTTTGTTCTGCCTTATTTGCAGCTGTAACTGCCGTGTCTGTTTTAGTAGTTATTGCCTTAAAAGAAACATCGAGCGTCTGTTTATCACTATCAACATATATCTTGCTAGATTTAAGCGTGTGACTTCCGTCGTTATTAATAACATCAAAAAGGCTGCCGATATCAAGCTTGCTTGCTGATATATCAGCGTCTTCTTTTATCATGTCGTTGCGGATTATCTCTCTCTGAACACCTTTTTCAGTAAGTCCAAGTGCATCAAACATCAGATTACCTGCTTTATCCCAAACATATATATTATAATCAGCATTTGCATCTTTTCCAATCTGAACTCGTGTGCGTGTTCCATCGCTGATTACAATTGTGTTGTCTTTCCAACGTGACAATCCGCTTTCACTGTGTATATTCACGCTTGTAGTGTTTACATCAAGTGATGTTATCTTTTTTGCATCAATGCTTTCTATCATTGCGCTTTTTATCTGTGCATCACCTATAAGGCTTATAACTGAATTGGAAAACTCTGTCGTAAGACTTCCACCACTTGCAGAACCAAACATAAGAGTATTTACTTTCTCTACCCCAACAGTTAGATCATTAACCTTTCCTGTTATTGCAGTAAAATCATTTGTCTTGAACTTCTCAAATTCTCCGGAAACACCTTTAAGGCTTTCTATCGTTGCGTATTTAATCTCCGCAATATTAGATTTCAAATAATTATTCCGGATATTCTCTAGTTCATTATTTATAGCTACTACCGTTTCTGCCTGTACAGTATTAGCCTTAACCCATTCTGCATCTACCTTTTTAGCAACCAGTTCCTTAGTAAGCATCATTTCCGCATATGTTCGTTCTGCAAGCTTAGTAGATGGTCCTTTATAATCTGTCTCTGTTTCAGTTTCTGTTTTGCCATAAGCTGTAATAGTCATGGCAAGACCTCCATCATATTCCTGAGTTATATTCATAACCGGAACCTTATAAGTCTTACCTAATTCTTCAACAGTTACAATATCCCATGGATCCAGTCGAATATCTCCTAGCGTCTTTAAGCTTGCGCCTCTATACGCAAATCCTCTTACTTTCTTGTATACAGAGTTAAGCTTTTCTTCTGTTGTAAGTGGATTATCAAATGTTATTCCCAAAGTTCCACTTCCTACTGTAAAAGAAGCATTACTGTCAACATTACATGTAAGATAATCTAAATGGTAATCACTCTCATTCTTTTCAAATGTCATTATTCGTGATTCATTTATCGTATAGCCATTATCCTCATACCACTTAATAACAATTGTTCCAGTTCTGTCTACGCAAGCAAAACCTCCAGCTAAAGAAGCGATATATCCGATAACCTCACGATAGGTATATCCTACCGGTGCAGTATCAATAGTTATTCCATTCAAGCCAGATACATTACAGGGAACGCCACATCCAGTACTTATCTCTTTTAAAACAGATTCTGCACTTGCAGGATATGTCAATTCAGATACATATACACCTGTGGTCTTCATCATTCTGTCGTAAGCCGTAAATGTTGTGGTTGCTTGGTCAAGCGTTGGATGTTCTGCAGTAAAAAAACCAAGTGGAATATACTCATACTTTCCGCTTGGCAGTTTCAATCCTATCTCTATCGGTATCTCTGTGTTTTCAAACAACTCATCTATTCTTTTTACTGTCAGTTCTATCTTAGCTGCAACAGCCGAACCTATCTGTATACCCTCATCAGATGTGGAAGCGGTCTCATAGCTCATCTTTTTAAAGCCAGCGTCAATCCACTTACCATTTATCTTTAATCGTAAGTTAAATGTTCGCGATGGTGATCTAATTGTTGTCGCAAATTGCTCTGATACATTATTATACATAGGCTTAATCCTCGATCATAAATTCAATGGCTGCAATATCCTCTAATGTAGTTCCATCGTATCTGCTGTCAGAATCACATACAGATATGTCTTCCATCTTAATCATATGTACATCAACATCCGTTTCCATGTTGTACATCTCATCAATCTCTTTTACAACTTCCTGCTCTTTACCTTCTGGGAACTGGTAAGAATCTCCATCCATGACAGCATTCCCATTTTCATCTTTAAGCACATTGTTCTGTATTACTTCAGTTCTCTGTGTAACAAAAATATCTACTTCTCCTAACAATGTCTTAAGGTTCTTTGCAATTGCATAATTTACTTTTACAGGCCAATGCTTTCTTAAGCCCTGTAATTTTTTAAGCATTGTTGCACTATTATCAATCTGTTTAATAGTCATTGTTTTTTTCATGTTCTGCTCCTTACTGCTGTATTATAGATACACTGGCACTTCTGTAGTAATAGTTACCATCCCCTATATCACCCAGCACCTCTTTACTCAATGTACCTCTATAGCTTGTTATTGTTATATCCTGTCCATCGTCATGGAATGTTATTGGAAAGAATCCGGCTATGAGTTTGTTCTTAATAAGTGCCATCTCATCTTCCTTCAATATTCCCCAATTAATAGATAAGGTCTTCTTTTCAGCGACAACATCACCCAGCATTGTTCCGTCAAGCGCTCGTCCTGTAGAAGAAGACCATATAATCTCATCATCCACCTTGATGGACACAGGAGCCGGAAGCTCCTGTCCGTCACATCTCAGTATCAATTCATCACATCCTTGTTAAGTTATAATCTCACATTTTCCTGTCTGCTTTGTATGCTCGTTAATCTTATCAACCACATATTTCTTAAGACTCTTTCCATCAAGCTGTATATCAAGGTCCAGTGTTTCAAGTATCTTAAGTATCTGCTTAAGAATACTTATAGCCTCTGCCAATAACTCTGCACTGGATGCCATAGCTGCTGCCTTCTGTGCCATATCAAGTAATTTATCCTCAGGTGCAACAACTTCACCCTGATGTCTGTTATCGCCAATCATGGCAAGCTGTGGAGTGTTTGGCTTAACGTATCCGCCTTGTGCAAGGTATGGAATACTGCCAAATCCAACCTGTGGTAAATCAAACCCGAAATGGTCACCACCTATACCAGGTACCCAGTTTGGAACTTTAAAGCTTAGTTTATTTATACCTTTTACAACAGCATTAATTCCCCTCTGCATTCCTGATAGTAATCCATTAATTAAGCCAATCACCATATTAATAGGACCTTTTGCAATATCAGCAATTCCGCTAAATATGCCATCAAAAGCCGTAACTATACCATTCCAGGCACCTTCCCAATCGCCAGAAAAAACACCCTTAATAAACTGTATAACTCCTTTAAACACAGTAATTGTATCGTTCATTAAATCAGCTATGGTTCCAACGACAACTCCAACCTTATTCCCTATAGAATCAAATATAGCTATAAATATTGGTCCTAATAATTCAGATAAGAATCCCACTACAGGCGCAATAAAGTTGTTATATATTGTCGTAGCACATGTAACCACTTCGCCGACAAAGTCAAGGAAATTAGCAAGTAATGGCTGTAAATGTTCACTCCATACTCTATCAATTACATCTAAAGCATTCTCCCAGACTGGCTGAAGCATATTATTCCAAATATCTAAGAATAAATCTCCGGTAGTCTTAACAGCCGTTTTTATTCCGGTAAATATCGGCTCTCCCCATTCGTTCCATGCCACTGCCATTGTATTAACCAAGCCAATCCATACATTTGATATAGATTCAACGGCTGGACTTACACCTTCGCTCCATAAAGAATTCCAAGATGCTTTAAATGTATCAAATATTGTTCCATTTAAAGATAACGTCTGGGATGCAAAATCCGTCAGCATTGGTAATCCAACAGAAACAAAATTTGCAAGTATAGGATATGCTGCTTTATTCCATACATCCGAAAAGACTGTATTAAAGCTATCAAATAATCCATTTAATATACTGCCATTAGTATCGACCCATGTTACAAGATAATTTGTAAATGGACCATTAAAATAATTTAACAACGGCGGTCCTAATGCTTTTATATCATTAAACGCACTTGTTAAGTTTTTCTTGGCTGTATCTGTATTTTTTGTAAGTCCATCCCATATTTTTGACATAGATGGAGAAAATGTCGATACACTCCATTTGCGGAGTTTATCTAATTCTTTCTTTGCCTTATTTACAAAGTCGCTAATTGCAGATGCCGCATTTGTGGTATCTGCCTGAGTACCTGGTGCAACACTTATTCCACCTGAAGATGTACCACCTACACTAGAACTACTGCTGTCCGTCGGCTCTGAAAGCTTTTCTATCTGGTCAAATCCGGCCAGCGATTTCTCTATCTGCTTTGCTGTAGATGACGCTGCATCTCCTATTCCACTTACATTATCTGCTGTGTCTGATGCTATATCTCCAAGCCCTGTTATTGCAGAAGCTGATGAGGATATATCTGCACCAGTGAGCATCTGTGTAAATGTTGCAAATCCATCTGCAACCTTCTGTAAGCCTGCAAGCACATTATTTAAACCTCGTAATATAGGTGTAAATAATGCTATAAAACCTTTACCAAGAGAGGCCTTTAGCTGTTCAAATCTAAGTGATAATATTCTTGTCTGATTCGCCCATGAATCCTGTGTCTTAACAAAGTCTCCTGTGGCATTGGATAATGCACTTGTAACGTACTGATAACGCAGCATTACCTTTTCCTGCTCTGTCATCTTAGCTGTTGTCTTTCCAAAGCCATTATTTAGAGCGTATTGGTCAAGGTTGGTCTGTGTCATTACAACACCAAGGTCTTTTAATGTCTCAGTTTCACCCGTCCAGATAGATTTCAGCTTTGTATATGCTTCATCTGTACTCAAATTGTAAAATGATGCAACATCACCTGTTAATCCGGTAACATCTTCTGCCATATCAAGTGCCGCCCGTCCGGTTATACCCATAGCGTTACTCATCTGGCCAAATACACCCATGTACTTCTTAGCCGATAATTCCGATAAGCCGAAGTTAGTCATAGCATTGGAAGCCCACTGGTCTGCCTGTCCACTTAAGTCCTTAAATGCTGTATCAACAACATTCTGTACTTCTGTAACATTAGAACCAACTTCTAAGCAGTCTTTCGTAAACTTAGTAAAAGCTGCTATACTTAATCCAGCAGCTATTTTCTTTCCCATACCAGAAAAGATGGATGTTGCCTGCTTTGCTGCCTTATTGGAAGCTCCTGTGAGTTGATTAACTATCTGTGAACTGTCTATGCCAAGTTCCAGAGCTATCTGTCCTACTACATCCGACATACTCCCTCCTTTCCGGCATTTAAAAAGACCACTTTCTACTTAGAGAAAGCGGTCTTAGCCCAATTTTGGAAGTCACTCCAATACTTATTGTAATTTGTAGGATCTTCCATTAATTTTCTATTCCTTCTTAATATCCAGTCATTACGGATCTTCTTCTGTTCCTTCGTGAACTCCTTTATAACCTTAGGATCTTTTTCTGCTCTGATTCCTACAATTCTTCCAAGCGGTGTTTCAGGCATTATTCCACTGAGCAAAGAGCAAAATTCCGACCATGACATATCATCTTCAGTACGCAACCGTATACCATACTGGGACAGGAAACTGGCTTCTATCAGCTCCCAGTCATCCCATATATCATAATATACCTCATTATGCTGAGGGTGTCTGCTCCTCGCCGTACGTTCCCATAGCAACCTGCATGATTGTATTATACATTTCCTTATATTCAGGAATAGGAAGATCTAATGCCTCAATCTTATCTGAAGCATCTTTTCCTACAAGCATTTCAAGACCTTTAATCATAAATGCCATATCATCCTTGTTTTCCTTGTTTTCTGCTTCCTGTGCCATAGCCTGTATGTTGAGAATTGTACTCTTTCTGTTATTAACAGTAACAGTTATATCTTCTGTAATACGAATCATAGGTAACTGATTCGTAATCTTCATGGAGATATCTATTACCCTAAAATCTGTCTTTGCCATTTTTCATATCCTCTCTTTCTTTAAGCTGCTACATATGCTATATATGTCGGCTTACCATCAGACTGTGCATCCCATTCAAGTGCATCAATACTTGTAGCATCTCCACCAAGAGATTTTACATCGATTACTGCAGGTACAAGAAGCTGATCAAGATTAGGGAATATAATAGACACCCATGTATTGCAATCCTGACCTGTCTTCATAAATCGACTTGCTACATAATCATTTCCTTCATCCCCATAGTTACGCTTACCGCCGAAAGATATACCAAGTGACTTAGCTGTCATGAGCCTTCTTACCCAGCCAGCCTGATCCATTGGATTCCATTCCTCAATGGTTCCATCTACAGATATACTTAAGCTCTCTGCATCTTTTACGATCTTAGTTTCTACTGTTTCTGGCGTGTCCGAATCCTTTCTTCCAGTTATACATACTCCAAACTGAATTTTATGTACCGGATTAACCCCTGTTAATGGTGTAGCTTCCGCGTTATACCCAGCTATCTTTGTATTCTGTGACATACTTCCACCTACCTTTCATAACAAAATTTAAGTTCTATGACCATTTCAAATATTCCTTTATCGTCTGTATCAGCTTCAATCGGTGCTGATACTAACATTTCTGTAAACAGAATATTTGTGTCATTAATGTTTACATGTTTCATATCTCTGAGCTTGTCGTAAAGCTCCTGTGAGACTTTTTCAGTCTCCCTGACACTTTTATTCCAATGAATCAGTATACTTATGGATTTGACAGCATAAGAGCTGTTCTGTATACCTCCAACAGCCATCTGAACATTATCTCCCCTGTTAAGATGGTATACACCTATGCTCTTATCTTTCTTATCATCAAGCTTTCCACAATATACATGGTCATCAGCCGCTATCCCAAGACCTGCTATAAGGTCTCTCACATCACCTATTCCTAACATCCTAACATCATAACCCCGCATTCTTTTTATAAAGCTTTCCAAATGCTTTAGGTGCAAAATCCTGCTTTTTACCACCTTTCATATAGTCATCAAGCCATCTGCCTTTAGCATTTGCATTTCCTTCATGTTTCTTGCCGCTTTCATCTGTCCACGGCGTCTGATGGAAGTTGTATTCCGGATGATAATATAATCTTCTTGCCTGCGGTGCTGATGTTGATATGATAACTTTACCATTTACAGCTTTTGAAATACCATTAGTTACTGTCTGTCCATTTTCGTAAGTGGCAGTTTCACTCTTTCCTGCGCTAATATGAGTACTTTCTCCCTGCAATTTACCTGTATCTCTTGGTATCACCTGACTTTGCACAACATCCGTGTGTATAGCTTCCGCTGTCATTTCTAATGAAGTCGCCGCTGCTGCCGTAAGCTTCCTTACCATTGGCATATTAAGCTTCACTGTTGACTTAACATTCTTTGCCATTACATCACATCCAATCTTGTATAATTTACCGTTCCATCAGGATTACGCGCCTTAGTGCCCTTATATATGTGCCTTGTCACACCGAACACCGTTATATCACCTTCGGTAATAACTGGAAGCTCTGGTGCGATATCTCCTGGTATCAAAGCACATCCTTCAAGCTGTATAAGCTGTTTCTCTGCTGTCAGCACTGTTTTACCACTATCCTGATAATTACATTTACCATCCCATATTACAGGTTCAAGAGGTTCTCCATAGACATTCCTGCCTTCCTGCGTTATCTCAAGGTGTATTTCTGTCTTACACATGCTCTTTAATATTAAACATGGGTACTTCATACTCACACCCCCAGACTCAAACAACACAAACCTGTCTGACAAAGTATCTGGTATGTATCGCGTTTTACAGCAATTCCATTCTGTACAAGAACATTCCAACTGCTGCCAAACTGCATAGATACTCCATTTAAAGAATAGTTCTGTAAGACACAATTAATCATGTCCTCATTCTCATACTCAAAATCTGCTATCTCACAGCATACATCTCTGATTATGCCCTTCTGGAACTCTGTCAGCTTGTCAAACCTTCCTACTATACGATTAAAAGTCAGCGAGTCGATATGCCGGCTCGCCTGCTTTAACCTTTTAATAACCTCTGCCTCCGGTATGGTATCGTGTTCTATCAGATAGTATTCTGTATCTGCATATACCATAGGCTTACTCTTCTATTTCTTCAGCAGGATCTACATCAACGAATACAGAATCAATATTACCGTCCTTTCCATTAGGGAATACAAATGTATCACTTAACTGGCGGTTCTGGTAAAGGTATCCGTCACCTTCTGTATGTGTTCCTGGTGCAAAGTAATAAATAGATGAAATCTTAGGTACTGTCTTACATGTCTGGCCACATGCTACAAGTACATTAATCTTGCGTGAACCCTGAACAGTCTTTTCATAATATGTGGCTATATTAGCCTTTGTAGGCTTTGCCACTACTGTATAAGTGCTGTCGCTCTTAGTGTAGTATATCTTTCCTTCTGCCACATCTGTATCAGCTGTTATAACATACTTAGACTTAAGTGGAGCAAATCCGCCCTCTTCAATATCCCAGTTGAATCTGTCATAAAATCTCTCATCATCTACAACTTCCATAAGAGTTACACCATCAATGTCTGTTACCCTTGTCTCAATACCAAGACCACCTTCGGCAATCTGTGTCATCTCAATCTTACGAGTAAACTCCTTAGACAATTCCAGCTTATCCATTATATCTGAAGATACATACATAATAAGACTGCCATTTGCCTTATATCTTCTTAGTTTTCCCTTTGCAAGGATAGCCTTTAACTTAGAAAATACATTCTCTGATGTATAATCTGTGCTGGCTGTTTCCGAATGATATAACGCCGTATTCTGTGCAGCCTGAGCAACCTTAGAGAAGAATAATGCGTCTGTCTCAGGAACGCCCTGTGTCTGCTCAAAAACACGAGAAATATTCTGAATAGAAGCTGTCTGATTTGTCTCATCAACATCTGCTATATCTACCAAAAACTGTACATCCCTGTCATGTGTTACTGTGTAAGGAATATCTTTCTGGTTGTACGCGCCTTTATTCCAACCACCGCTTCTTTTATGGTTCTTATAACCGCTTACACTTGTCTGTGTAAAATGAAATGTCCTAGCATCTAACCATCTGACCTTAGTTGTCACGAATGGTGATGTAAGTGTACCCTGTATCAGAATCTCTAAAAGTTCCGAACTCCACTGCTCTGCATAATTTAAATTTGGCATATTGCACCTTATTTAACCTTTCTTAATTGTTGAATCTGTTCCATCTCTTTGTAGGAACATTTACATTGTTACCTGTAGAGGACTGCTGTCCGTTATTCTGCTGTCCTGCACCAATCTGAAAACCAGCATTGCCTTCCTGTACCGGCTTAAGTGCAGGTACATCTTTGATAACCTGCTCAAGTGCAGCTTTAACATTGTCCTCTGATATTTTCCCATCTGTGTCCTTTGCCTTACTGAAATCAGCCATCTTAAGTACATATGGGAGTGTCTTGGCATTAATACCAAGCGTCATTGCTACCTTTGTAGCCGCAAGTTCAATCTGAGCCTGTTCAGCAACCTTCTGTGCTGCTGCCACTTCATTCTGAAGATTAGCATTAGCGTTCTGCTGCTGTTCTGTCTGCTGCTGCTTATTCTGCTTAAATGTTGCAATAGCCTGACTTATCTCATCTTCTGATAATCCCTGCTGCTGAAAATAGCTTTTAAGCACAGCATTCTCTTTCTTGGCAGTCGCATTATCCAGCATTGCCTGTATCTTGTCATAATCAACACCAGCCGCCTGCTGATTATTCTGATTACCCTGCTGTCCTGCCTGTCCATTGTCTCCTCCAGCGTTCTGGTCGCTGTTACCATCTCCGCCCTCTGCGAAGAGCTGTAAATTCATAGGTAATGTCTTTCTCATCACTCTATCTCCTTTCTTCCGTTTACCGCCCGTCGGCATTTCCCTAAAGTTTAGTGCCATTAAGTTTTGGGCATAAAAATAGCACCCACAGCTTATTTGCTATGCGTGCTTATTAACTAATATTAAATTGTGTTGCACTGGTGCAACTTTGTACTATTCTACTATAATCCAATCTTCAGCGAGACAATCGTTAATACTTGGAACCCACATTGAATGTGAAGCATCCACATTTTTTATCTGAAAATATGGGTTACATATAAACAAATCGCCTTCGTTTAACCCCCATGCTTCCGCTGTTTGCTTATTGCAGGGGATTCCATTCGGATATGCTTTCTGATATACAACAAACATTCCTTTTCCGTTCCAACCTCTTCTTGCTACCTTATTACCTTTTTTCATGGCCTCAATAGCAATTCCAAATGTCATATTGTCACATTTTCTATACGCTTCATTAAATTGTTTCTTAGGACACCAACTTTCATATCCATCAGGATATCTTATATGATAGCCTTCATCTTCTGGATTCTCGTCACTTGGTATCTTCCATCCTCTGTATTCATTATATTCGCCCCTACTCATTGGCTCTGCTGTAACCACTTTTACTCCAATATAATCTTTCATTTTTTAGTCCTCTCTTTCTTAAAATTGGGTATAAAAATACCACCAATCTTTCGACTGGTGGCTGTTACTTGTTTTCTTTTATTTCTGCTTTATCTTCATTATTGCTTTCTGCCTTTATTGGTCCTTTTTCCAATAATGCAATCAATTCATCAATTGTCATTCCCGGTTTTCCATCTAATATACCATCCATTGAAACACCTCCTGCCTCAATATTACCCTCTCTGTATGCCAACAGAATAGCATTTTTTTAAAAACAAATCAATACACTTATTAATATTATCACTATATTTTTCCTGACACTCTCTCATCAATTCAACTGCTCCATTATAATCAAAATGTTCGCCTTTTGAAATATATCGTACATCTCCTTGATTTGTCACAATGGTCATAGTTTTTATTGTGTCGTGTCTCATAAATACTCCAATATCATTTGCTGAAAAATCTGTTAATCCAGGATGGTTGTGACATAATACCAAAGACTTATCTTTTGCCGAATGCAATAAATGAAACATATCTGAATCAGAATATACATCTACCTCATGCCTTCCACCTTTTATAAATTTAGTTTTTTTATTTGTTATTAAATCTACTACACATGCAACTTCATTACTGTTATTTTCATCTCTCGCAACTTTAAGTAAGTCCTTATGTACCTCTTTTATAAATTTATTATTATCAGAAGTAAAGCCCTTAGGATTAATTTCATTTACTTTATCTATTGCCTGCTCCGTTATTATAACCTTTTTGCCTCTATTTTTCTGTTTTAATACTTCATTTTCCCACTGTTCCTTTCTAGCCGCATACATCTTACAGTTGTCCTTATCTAATGAGTACTTAGCCAACCTGTCAAACTGTTCAACCATTCTGCCAGCATATTGCTGTTTCTGGTCCTGTCTGTAATCTTCTTTGACCTTTTCCAGTTCTTTCTTGGTAAACTTGCTATCCGGCTCTTCGTCAAGCTCTGGGAAGTATGTTGTATGTATATCTTTACAGTTTGGATGATAAAGCCCTGCTGCCATAGCAGATGACATAAGCGGATAAGGACCATCAGATGCCTTACCTCCACTCCATACATCATCTATAAGCACCTTCCCAACAAATGGAAGGCACTTAGGACAGGCATTAGCACGCTTATTCATAATAACAGTGCTAATTCCCCACGACTGTCTCATTTCACCCTCTCCGGTTAGATATGCACGCTTATTAGCTGTCTGAATAGCCATCTTAGCATAATCTTTTACTGTGTGCCTGCTGCCATTCGCATATTCAATACAATTAATACCAGCTTTAAGAAAATCCTTTGTAGCCATATCAACTGCCTTCTCATATGTTCCTGCACCCGTATTCGCATACACCTGAGCATTGAATATTATCTGCCGGTATTTATCCTCAGACATTCTAAGCATTGCTTTTTCTGCCCTGTTAAAATCTGATTTCGTGGCTTTAATCAAGGCATTAAGTTTTCTAGTGTTTAGTCTAAAAAAAACTCCCTCAGTTCGCCTTCTGACAAACTTTGGGGGCTTATATCCTCTCTTTATTGCTCTTAATATTTTCTGTTCCTGTCGTGTTCCGCCTTCCTGTCTGGCTGCATATATCATTGCATCTATAGAATCATTAATATCACTGAACTCTGACGAAAACGTTTTCTTGTTCTGTGCTTTATATTTCTCAAGAGACTTAAGCTGTTCTACCTGCCACTGTGACCAGTTAAACCCCATATCTGTCTCTTCTGCTCTGTGGCTCGCAAGATTGCGCATCATAGAAGCAATCAGCTCATCTTCTATGGCTCTAAAGGCTTTCTCTATGTCATATTCTGTATTAAGTGCCATAAGCTACCTCACTTGTTATCAAAAACTGTAAAATCGTTTCAAACCCCTTAAAATCGTTTCAAAAATCATAAAATCGTTATCAAAAACCATAAAATCGTTATCATAGCCATCAAACTATAAAGCCATCTGCCTGCATATTAAGGGCTGGCTCTCCCATATCGGATATTCCCTGTTCGGCCTTAAGCCTTGCAACCTCTTCCTGTTTCCATTCATCATCTTTAGTGTCACCATACAACTCATCAACGGATGCTTCAACACTCATGATACCGCCCTGCTTGGCTTTGCTTACTGTCTCAACCTGACTTTCAAAGCTAGGGTTCGCATATTCACCAAATGTCACATCAACATCAATGTCCTGTGTTGTTGAATTATTAAGAGTATCTGTCGCCTGCAATGTCATTTTTACAAGCTTCGGAAGAACCTTCTGGAGCTGATTTACAATATTATTCCTACTGTACAGCGTTGCTTTTTCCTTCTCCCTCTGTGCTTCTGCATTATCAAGCTTCTTTACATCTATTCCCAATGTAGAAGGGCTCATGATTCCCTGCAAGCAAAGATCAAGTGCCGTGATATATGTAGCAAGATACCCTTCATGTGGTATTTCACTCTGTTCTCTTTCAATCTTATAATTTGCACCTTCTGCCATAGGAGACGAATACTGTATATAAGCGTTGTCAAATGAATTTGGCAGCATAACCTTTCCATCATAAGGACTTCGAGGAAGTAAATTTTCTGGTATATATTCCTTTGTTCGGTTATGTCTTAAAGCATCCATCCACTGACTCCATGCTTCGTCCAGTGCGTCAAATCCATCTATCTTGCTGTCATATATGCTTTTGCCTCTACCCTTGAACTTTGCTGATTTATAGAACATAAGAGGTATTGCCATCATAAGGCTTTTATCTTCCCATGTTACAGGTCTTAAACCTGCAAGCTCCGGCACAGTGCTGATATCACATTCTTTGTTATCTCTTGTGAGCATATATGTAATATAACCTTTTCCATACGTCTCAAGCAGAATGTATTCTTGATTCTTAACTGTATATACTGTCTTAAACACAACCTCTTTCACTCTGCCGCGTTCTCTTATTATCTCTACCTTGTCGCCGGGATAAAACTCTATTATTGGATACTGGCTTAGGTTTGTATCTATGGATAGTTTAAATGCGCCATCTCCAACAATAAGAGTGTCTGTTATTGCCTGCTTTACAAGTTCTGCAAAATCGTTTTCTTCTGCTATCTTATCCCAGTCTGACTGCCTGCTGCCAACATCTACTTCGTTCATATCAGCAACAACAATACTCGCAAGCATATCAACCAGCATTGCCGGTAATCCTACATGTATCTTTCTTATTGCTAATCCAGGAGAGCATTTTGCAGCCCAGAATCTTGTCTTATCTCCATCAATCTGATCATACAGCTGTGACAGCTCCTCACTTACGCCTCTGTACCATATCTGATTCTTAATGGCATTACCTTCAAAGTCGAAGATTTCCTGTATATTAATTATTCCTCTCTGTGCCGGCTGCACATGCAACCATGTCCTTATTCCATCTCTTATCTTATCAGCCATAGTATTAAATATGCTCACCTCTCTCACTCTCCTATCTGTTCTCTACTCCAACTTTGTCCCTGTATGGTATCCAGCCATATTGCGTACTGTTAACCATATGATCATTTCCATCTTCCGGCTCACAGTCTTTATCTTCCAGCCAACTGTATACCTGCAGTTCCCCTGTGTAGTTCGTGCATGTATCTACAACATAATAGCTTGGCTCTTTGCCCTTTTCGTCGTTAAAGGACATCCAGCCAAGCTGTAAGTTAATTCTATCTGTTATGGTTACTTTCTTATACGCATTGTTAAATATATACTGGCAGTCAATGTGTTCTCTCTTGTACTTGGCAAACTCTGTTATCGTTGCCTGATCAGCATTATCTATAAACACATTCTTTGACATTCCACCCCATTCTTTTCTGTTACGCTCCAGGAAGTCTATGTAATTCCTTACTGTATCACTTGGAGCTATTGGTATATCAAGAGCCGCATTGTTATATACCTTTTCATCCAGTACTATCAACTTGCCTTTGTTGGTTATTCCCATAAAGGACATAGCAATAGTATCAGGACTCTTGGTTGAATATGCCGTATCAAGACCGCTTGTATATATTACAAACCATTCTGTCTGCTTGTCGTCATATTCTCGCTTAATAAATGCCTTAGCCTGTTCCTTTGTAATAACATGTCTCTTGCAGAAATTAGAAAAGACAAGACCTGTAGCCTTGCCTCTTAATCCCAATATCTTGTTTTTATATATCTTGGTACCGGGAGGATAGCTCATTTTCTTTTGTTCTATCTTCTCAGGTGTCATAGATACGTTATCTTCAAATGTGAAGAACCAGTATACCCAGCCTTTAATAGGCTCACAGCCATTAAGGTCCTTCCATATCTCTTCCGGCACATCTGCCTTGTACTTATCAATCGGTCTTGCGTGATTGATGTACTCTGAATATATTGGCAGCGTAGGCGCATCCGGATTAAGTGTACCTACAAAGTATTCAGAACGTCCGAATATCTCTCGTATGAAGTCTATGTTAGCTGTATTGCACTCATCTACCCACACA